GACATGTCATCTACAGATGCTTTGTTGCCACGTAGCTGTCCTATAGCCCAGTCTTGAATATCCTTTAAATTATAATCTATGAGACCTACATGTTTTGCTATTAGCAACCCCGTCAATGTCATGGAAACATGTACAGACCAATGTCTGTTTTCGGCAGTCAATCCAGCTAATTTATCCACACGTGCTTGCATGTCTTGGTATGTACGTTTGACTTCTTCTAGGTTATTCATTATGTACTGTACATAAGGTATACCTGCGTGACCAAAGTTCTCTTTCAATGCCTCACTAAACCTATCTGTTTCTTCTTTAGTTTCAAAATGTATTCTTTTAACATGACACTCCATGACTCTCTGTGCTTCTGCTTTTGGCATATTTTTAAACATGCTTATGCGTTCAATCAAACTAGTATTACCCGTAGTAACCGCAAGTAACTTCCATGACTCACCTCTGTGTCTTTCTTGGTTAGCACCACTAGTCATACGCGCACGTTGTTTCCCGGAGGTAAGTTGATACGCCATGTCTGACAACTCCTTACCATGTGAGTTGGTAAGCTCGTCCATATACAGGGGTAAGTTATGATACACTTCACCACGGTTCATCTTAGTAGCGTACGTATCACGCTCTTGTATTATTAACTCGTCTGGGTTACCCCACACAGAAGATGCGGCGATCATAGCTGTTGTCTTTCCAAGACCTGAATCTTTACTGTGTATGTGCATAGCGGCACAATGTATAGGTGACAATGGCATTAGCACAGACCCAAATGCAGTGCCAACAACGTATTGATGTAACTCCATACCTTTTCTATTATAAAAATTGAGTGTGTCTTTCCACCCTTGCATAGACCCTTTTGGTTCAAATGCAGGGAACAATGATGCCGTTTGTGTAGAGGGCGGGTTAAAGGATATTTTATCTGCATGTATCTCAGTGCAACCAAGTACAAACGAGTCAAAGTTATTATTAGTCCAACCAAATTGTCTACGTGCTTCGTCCGCCGCACTGTTTGCTTGTAATTCATTTACCCAGTCAGTTGTATATTTCATAAGTTCTTCCATTTTCGTTACTGCCACGCCGTGCATAGACATTTGTTTACGAAACTCATCTCGTGATGTAACAGCAGTCAAAGGTATTGTAAACTCTCTTACACCATCTTGTGGTAGATGTAACCTCATTACTATAGCTTCACCTATTTCCACATCCCGTAGTCTACGAACAACATACAAGTCGTTGTGGTATATACATCTCTCGTCTATATTGCCCTCAGCATCTGATGTACGTATGTATACGCCACCACTCTTACCTCTAAAATAAGGTTTAGGGTACTTCGGTATTACATATTCCAACACGGGTGCATTAGGTAAATTAGCTGAACGATCATGCACTACGTTTTCTGTAGCCTCTGCTACCTTACTACCCAAAGATATAGGTGATTTAATTTTACCCCAATGCGGACAGTTGGGACATACTCCTTCTTTGTTAGTATCAAATGTAGAACACAAGTAGGGGCCTTTGATAAGGTCAAACTTGTTCTGTGTTTGGTCAGGGCTATATTCTTCATGTCCCTTTGAAATCATATGTGCGGCTCTTTCACCATCATTACAAAATTTAGCTATGGATAATCCTGCACGCCACATAGGCTCGTTGCAACTAGCTTGGTCTGTAACTATTATTTTTAATTGTTCACAACCCTTACCTTCAACGGTCTTTTTCATTATGTCTTTAAAACTATTTTCTCTGTTCCGTATCAACGCTTGTGTAAACGCGTTCATAGGATCGTCGTCTTCTACAGGTGTGGGTATAGACTCCATACCAATCAAACTAGCGAACGTCTCTACCGGGGTAGTAGCACCTTCGTATAGCACCTTAACTTGTTCTGGTGTGTCACCTTTGTAGTTATTACACGTAGGAATACGCAACACACGTGCCGCATCTGACGTGACAGCAGGGTCAGATCGCATGTTTTGTTCAACTAATAGCTTCTTGAAGCGGTTTGCTACGACCTTCCATTTACCTACGGGACAAGGTTCGGCTAACACCCAATACACATGCAAACCATAACCTGAGTCAACCACAGTAGGTTTAGGTAGAGAAACTTGTTTACAGAAATCACGTAATGCCGCAAGAGCTGCGGGACGTGTTTCATATTTTGTATTGTCGTTGTCACCAATATCTAGGTCTAAGAAGAAGGCTTTTACATTTTCTACAAAATCAGCACCACGTGAACCTTTATCTGAAAAAGAACCTAAAGCGTAGAACGTGTCCCACCCACGACTATCCCATTCCTTAGCAGATTCAACAAGTGCATCTTTTGTTTTATAAAATAACTGTTTACGGTTATCCCATTCTTTACCGCCATCTTTCAATGCTAGTAAACAGTAGTAATTCCCCTCCGCCAAGACTTTATCTAAAAAATCATTCGCGTCCATATTATTCTCCAAAATCCAAAAAATACCGCGAGACGCTATAGTACACCTCGCGGTTAACTAGGGTCTATTCGTCGTCCCAATCATCAATGATGGCACCTAAGTCCTCTGGTTTATCTTTTGGTTTTGGAGTAGCTTTTTTCTTAGCCTTCTTCTTTGGTGGAGTTTCGGCTTCTTCATCAAACACATCATCCGTGGTAGCTTCTATTTCTTCTTTAGTTGCACCCGCCACTGGGGCAAATGGGTTTTCATCACCAACAGTAAATCCTTCCACTGCACCAAATGGGTTGGTCTTTTGTATGGGTACATACTTAACAACCTGCACACCTTTTAGTCTAAGTGATACTCCGTGGTCACGCATGTTGTAAGGAACAAATACAACAGCTACGTTTATCGTACTACCAGAAGTTAGTAGAAAGTCCTTTGGTAATTCAGTGCCACGTGCATCACACTGCATTGGTTTATTAGTAACGTCTTTACCATACGCACCTTTTAACTTGGCCTTACCAACATACATACCTTCATCATTTTTAGTAAATGGCATCTGTAACTGTGCAGGCCATTTATCCTCACGTTTTTGTTTGTATGCTTCAGCCATAGCTGTAAACAATTCTTTTGCTTGTTCTTTATTCATTACAAAAGATAGTTCATATGCCGCACCATCATCTAACGGGTCACAAGGTACGGAACGATTTTCTGCATTATCAAAACGATACGTCTTGTTTATGCGGGGGTAAAGTGCTTCTACATTATTTATTAAATGGGTCATGCTCATTCTCCAAATTAGAATGGTTTTTGTAAACGTAACCCTCTACAGATTTAAAGGGTGACGCGGTTGCACTCGGTTTAAAGACCGAGGATATTGCTTCAAGCGTATCAGGGTGATCTTTCATACCTTCAACGATTTCTAACTGATCTTTTTCTAACCCGTACATAGGTTTGAAAAAAAGTTTTGGTATAACACTATTGCTATCAAAATATATTTTTGTAACAACAGACGCAGACGAAGTATTATATTTAGATAAGTGTCGTGCGTATTCTTGTAACGGCATGTGACCTCCAACAGTTTTACCAAAAATAGACGTGGCAGGCAACTGTAACTGATAAATTTTTGTTAAGTCGTCATTCAACGCTATGGCTAGTCGTTGAAAAAATCTACATGCTCTACCATACCCCGATGAACCACGTATATTTTGTTTACAATCCATACAGCGAATTGCTTGTCGTTGTGGTTTAGGTACTCCCGGGCACGGTCTTTGTGTGTCTACCGACCAACACGTTGGTGCGACTACATTGTCAGCGTTAAACTGATTTTTAAAATACGCACGTGTGACATTAGCGGCATTAACTATAACAGCTTGTATAGAGCTACCATAATTATCAAACACACCATCACGAATACTCATTCGACGCACCTAAATATCCTCATCGTCATCAAAGTCTATGACTGGTTGGTCACTTTCTTTGTTGTTATGAGTTAAAGCATCAGATACATCTTGCACATTAAACCTATATGTATTACCTATTTTTACATAAGTATTTTTAGGTATATGTCCTTGACGCACCCATGCTCTTATCGTAGACACAGACACACTAAAATGTCTGGCTACGTCTTCAATAGGAACAAATGGTTGCATTACTTTTTCCTCACGGTTACGACATATTCAGAATCCGCGTTTAGTCCCATAGGAACAACTTCTGGATTCTCCTCTAGGAACTGTTTCATATTACCTTGATTAACACGCTTCTCTAATAACTCTGGTACTTGGTGTTCAAGAATAAACTTGTGCATAGACTCCCAATCACTAGTCCAGTAACGTGTCTTCACGGTTCTATAAAACGTACCCTCATTCGTGCGAACACTCTCAATATCATGTTCATCACAAAACTGATTCATGGCTTGTTTAATCATGTCTTGCTGATCACTAAGCAAGCCATCTTCTTCTTTGAACTTTGCAGATAATTCGGCACGCTTTGCTTTTATCTTGCTAAACGTAGCCACTAACTTTTCTGGTGTAGGTTTTGTTGACATAAATCCCCCTCTAAACTAATAGATTATGCGTTAATTTGATATGTATTGTACTAGTCAATCATTTCGTTGTAAAGGTCTATCATCTTTGTGTGAACATCTATTCTGTTATCTAATAATGCGTAAACACGTTTCTCTACGTATGAACTTTGTAGCTGCACAACAGTGCATTTATGTGTTTGTCCAGACCTGTGTACACGTGCATTAGCTTGTGCGTATGTCTCCAGCGAAGGAGTTGGCCCCCACCATACCACTGTGTTTGCGGCGGTCAGTGTCACACCATGTGCGGCAGACTGCGGTTGCACTACGAGAACTCTTGGGTCATTAGTTTCTTGGAATTGTTTAAATATCTCAGTCCTTTTAGATGCAGGCACATCACCACGTATTATTTCTGTAGTTATGCCATCAGCTCGTAGCTTGTCAGTCAGTATATCTATTACATGTTTAAAAGGCACAAACACTAATACTTTTTTACTTGACTCATCAATGACCTCACGCAACACTTTGTATCTGTGCTTTATGTCAAACTCTACTGTGTCCCCAGCATCTGTATATATTGCACCACAACTTATTTGTAGGAGTTTATTCATAGCGACAGCAGCGTTTGGTGCCGTAACTTGCTCACCTGCGGCAAGCATAATCATCTTGTCACGTAGTTGCTTATAGTGCTTGGTTTGCTGCGACGTAAGTTCTACTTTTCGTTTTGTATATACCATTGGTGGTAAGTCAAGGCATTCATCTTTGGTATAACGAATGGCAGGTTGTAGTGCATTGAACACTGTATCAGTGGCGTTGTCTTTGGGTATCCATCTAAAATTAGTTAGTTTTATCATTACTTGGTCACGGAATGAGCCAAAGAATTTAGGTACGGCATTGGGGTTGACTAGTTTAGCTAGACCATACGCATCTAATGGACTTTGTGCGGCGGGTGTACCCGTCATAAGCCATAACCACATGTTAGGTTTGAGTAATACGGCAAGAGTTTTCCATCTTTTTGTAGATACATTTTTGTAGTGTGTTGCCTCATCTATAATAATACAATCAAATTCGCCCTTTGCTATGGCATCTTTAACTATCTCCACACCATCGTAGTTTATAATTACAAATTCCGCACCATTTTCGATTATCTTTCGGCGTTTATCTTTTGACCCATGAGCTACGTCAACTGATCTGTGCATGGCAAAGGTAAACAAGTCAGCACGCCATGCACTATCCATGATAGATAACGGACATATAACTAACACTCTGTTTACCTTACCCTCTTTCATTAGATAGTCAGCCGCCCATATTGCACTAGCAGTCTTACCCGTGCCTTGTTCGTTAAAACAAAACGCACGCTTGTTCATTGTCAAAAATCCTGCCGTCTTTTTTTGGTGGTCAAAAGGTTCATACTTACCCGTCCATTCATACCTACCCTCTATTGGAGAAGGTACTTTTATATTCATGTTACGTAGAGCTTTGGCTTCATCTACACCCCAATTAACAAGAACTTCATTGTTAGCTAATTTCTTACTTTTGGGTATAACCGAAGTTACTTTGTCTGGGTTGCGGAGGCGTAATGCAACGGCCTTGTTTTCAAATATTCTCATCTCT